TATATTATTATGAAGCTGGAAGTGCAAAAAGTGGTATAATTCATTATGGTGATAGTACCAATGGAGTTGAAGGTGGTTTACAATTTTTAACAGGAGGAGTAAGTGCTTCAAGTAATACGCAAATGGTAATTGACTCATCTGGTAATGTAGGTATAGGTACTGCGGCACCAAATGAGTTGTTACAAATTAGTGGAGCTACAAATGCTACACCTATACTTGCAATGTTTGCACATGGAAGTGACGCTAATGCTGATTTTCCCATGCTTCGACTTGTTAGGTCAAAAGGAACTTCAGGTTCTCCAAGTATAGTTGCAAGTGGTGATTATCTTGGTGGAATAGAATTTATGGGTTTTCTTGGAAGTAATGGAGATAATTATACTAATTATGATATTGGGGCATCAATATATGCAAAAGTAACTACTACTCCAAGTAATGCAGATGAAGACATACCAACGGAATTACAGTTTTTCACTACTCCAGATGGTGCTACTGGTCAAACACAAAGAATGGTGATTGACTCCGCTGGTAATGTAGGTATAGGTACAGCAAGTCCACTCGGAGATTTAACCATTTCAAACGGTGGGGCAAGTGGGGTTGAGATTCAACCAGAAATAACAACCAATACAAATCGTATTACTAATTACAATCGTGATACCAGCGCATATAACAATTTTAGACTTGATGCCGCACGGCATGAATTTTTGATTTCAGGAACGGAACGCATGAGACTCGATGACAACTCTCGCATCAGCCTATCCAATAATGATGGTGGTGCTACAAGTGGAGTAGATTCAACTACTGGTAATACAATATTTGGATATTTAGCTGGAGCGGCTGTTGATTCTGATGTTATAAACAATACTATTTTTGGACATAGGGCTGGAAATGCTTTAAATGCTGGAGATGGAAATGTCATAATAGGTTCGCAAACTGGAGATGCATTAACAACTGGATTAAATAATACTTTTATTGGTAGAGAAGCTGGTTCTACTACAACAGATGTAGATTTGGCTGTAATTGTTGGATATGGTGCTGGTAATGCTAATATGACATCCACAGCAGACGGAACAGTTTGTATTGGGTCAGTTGCTGGTAATGCTATTACAAGCGGAGCTGGTAATGTTCTTGTAGGAAAAGATGCTGGTAAACTTGTTACAACTGGTTCTGGAAATACAGCAGTAGGAAATGCCGCATTAGACGCTGTTGTAGCAGGTTCACATAATACAGCTGTAGGTTATGAGGCTTTGACAACTGCCGCTGGAAACGCAGCTCATAATACTGCCGTAGGTAGAAGTGCTTTAAAAACTTGGAATGTTAGTGGCGATGGTAATAATACCGCAGTAGGTAGTGAAGCTGGAACAGCATTAACTACTGGTGTAAGCAATGTTCTTATAGGTGCTGAAGCTGGAAAAACGGCACAAGACGTAGATGGTCTTGTTTTGGTAGGAGATAATGCTGGTAAGACTCTTAATCATTCAAATTGCGATGGTACAGTTGCCGTAGGTAAAGATGCATTAACAGCCCTTACTACTGGTGCTGGCAATATAGCTATTGGAAATGAAGCTGGAGATGCTCTGACAACAGAATCAAGTAACACCTTAATAGGCTATATGGCTGGTACGACTTTAACTGCTTCCGACAACACAGCTATTGGTGCAAATGCGATGGATGCTTCTGTTGATTCTACAGGTTGTGTTGCAGTTGGTCACGATGCTATGGGAAATAATAGTACTGGTGTGGATAACTGTGTTGCTATTGGAAAAGAAGCATTGCTTGGAGTTAATCATGCAGATGCTGATGGTTGTGTTGCTATTGGTTATCAAACACTAAAGACTTTAGATAGTGGTCATGGAAATATAGCAGTAGGATATCAAGCTATGTCAACTCATGTAGATGGCGATAGAAATATAGCTATTGGTTTTCAAGCTATGTCAGATACCAATGCAGATTCAACCGTTGATGGTTCAGTTGATAATATATTTATGGGTTATCGGGCAGGTAATGGTACTTGGGTAACTGCGGCTTCAAATTATAATGTAGCTATTGGCAACTATAGTATGGATGCCGCTATGAATGGAGCTTTATATAATACTGCTGTTGGGTATGATGCATTAACTTCTTTAACTACTGGAGATGGGAATACCTGTGTAGGATTTCAAGCAGGTGATGCAATTGATGATGGTGGCAATTGCACAGCTATAGGTTATTTAGCACTCAGTGCCGACTGTGGGGGTGATAACACTGCTTGTGGGGCTTATTCACTTAGTGCTACTACTGGTGTTGATAATACAGGGATTGGTGCAGTTGCTGGATATGAAGTTACTTCGGGTGACAATAACACATTTCTTGGACATGATGCAGGGCGTTCAGGAAGTCCCGGTGGTGCTGTTTCGACTGGAGATAATCAGGTTTGTATTGGCGATGAGAATATTACACACGCACATATCCAAGTAGATTGGACTATAGCTTCCGACCAAAGAGATAAAACAGATTTTACTGCTTTAGACCTTGGTTTGGACTTTGTTAAAGAACTATCGCCTGTCACTTACAGGTGGGACAAGCGTTCAAAGTATGGCGATAAGACTGCTGATGATTATGATTTAGCAGACCAGACTCCAGACGGAACTCACAAAGAAGATTGGTTAGACATAGGTTTTAAAGCCCAAGAAGTAGAAGCCTTAGAGAAATCGGCAGGATACAAAATAGCTGATAAAACAAATCTAACAACTTCAATTACTGGTGACGGCAAACAATATGGCATCCAATATTCTAAATTTGTACCAATATTAGTCAAAGCAGTACAAGAACTCTCCGCAAAAGTGGAAGAGTTAGAAGCAAAACTAAAATAACAGGAGAATATAATGGATTGGAGTAAATACAGTTCGTTGAAATCTAGCAAACTAGCCTCTTTGGGAAAAGAGAAGCAAGTTACAAAAGAAGCAGTTTCAGAAGTGAAAGATTCAGATGGCAAGCTCGTGAGAGCGGCACAAGCCAAAGAGGAACGTGAATACGTTGCTTTGAGTCAGAAACGATGGAATGCTGAGTCTGGTGAAGCTATGGATGATAGTAAGAGTGAATATTCACTTTCTGAATTAGAGAGTGAAAAAGCACGTTACGATAGAGACATGGCAAGAGCTAAAGCTCAAAGTGACGGAATTGCACTAGCTATCGAAGATTTTAAGAAATTATAATGGAAAACATAGCACTTCTGATAATGTGTCTCATTTGTTTTGGAATGGGATGGTTTAGCAGATGTGTTATTAACAATAACAAAAAAGACAAGGAGTCATAATGGCTAAAAAAGAAAAAGAAAAAAAGCCTGTTTTGAATCTTGATGGCAAAGAGTATGTTATCGAAGATATGACAGATACACAAAAAGAGATGGCTGGGCAAGTTATGAGACATCAAGACCACGTTAATGATGTCAGGAATAAGCTCGCTACAAATAGGTTTATAGCAGAACAGTTAGCAGAGAATGAGAAGTCTTTCTCTGAAAAACACCAGAAAGGTGTCGTTGAATTGAAAAAGTCTCTTGAACCAGAAGAGGTAGAAGCGGAAGCATGATTGTAAGAAGGTGCAGTCAGGGTCATCGAGTACGCATTCATAAGAATGTGACACCGGGTCTTAAAAGAGTGAAAACTTACAGGGATGGTTCTACCGAAACCCTGACTTACCCTTCGTCTTATGGTTATTTTGTTGATGTAGATGGTAGTGTAGAAAAGAAAACAAACAGCTTTAAAGTGGCGGAAGAATTTTACAATGTTGAGTGTGGTAAAAAACATAGTGGTGGACATGGAAGATTAATGTTAGGTACTCATCATTTAATAAACGGTATTGCCACAGCTCAATCTGAGTATCCAACATCCGACAATACAAAATCTGAGATACAGGCTTTTTACGATAGGCGGGATATTGGTTATAATAATAGTGATACTAAGGCGGTACTATTAAATAAGATAAAGGTAAATGATTTTACTGGTGCAAAAACTTTGGAGAAGTAATGAAACTTAATGTTCATCATAAATTAATTGAATATTTAAAAGTACATGGTTGGCTTGATCATTGGACATCTGTTCACATGGCGGCAGGGGCTTTTATATGTAAAGCATCTTTATGGTGTGGAGCAAACAGTTATGAAGCGGTAATGACTGTACTTATAATAGGGTTACTGTGGGAGATTGCTGAATATTATATTGAAAATTGGGAACCTTATGGTTCAAAACAAAAATGGATAAATAATACACTATCTGATTTAATCGTAGAGGTTGGATTAGCGATATGGATGGTTATATAGTGTCAAAGAGTTCATTTATTAATTGGGAAAACGCACCAATAGGTAAAGAAGCATTTATTGCTTTGTTCATATTTATGAGTGGTTTAGTTGGTGAAGGATTTTATTTTTATAATAGATTTCTTGAATTAGAAAATAATATGTTAGAAGCAAATAATAAGATTGAAGAATTACTATCAAAGCACATTGAGAATGAAGAAGAAGAATTTGCAAAGTTGGAAGAGCGAGTAAAGTTTTATGAAAAAGAATTTAATATCAATCCATTAAGCTGGAGAAAGAAAAAGAAGTGAAAAAGGTTTGGGATATAATAGAGTTTATATTAGTCCTTCTAGTATTTAGCTGTATTGGATTAGCTTTTATGGCATGTGAAGATAGATATTTAACTGTTGAAAAAAGAATAATAGATTCGGAAAACAAAGTACCAGTATATTTTTATGCAGAGGCAGAACAAGCAGATATCGACACATGGCGACCAGTATTCACCTATTATATATATTTAATAGAGGAAGGGAATTATGATGCTTATTTCCATGCATATTGCATGCAGGGTGATTCTATCATATGGTCTGGAATACAACCGATAGAAATAGAAGGTGGAAAAAAAGTATGGGGAGAGTATGTAAGCGATGCAAGCTTTGCTCCTCAGAATATAGCTAATGTTACTCCAATGGCTTATGTGAGTGTGGAGTATTAATAATATAAATGGGAACAATATATGGCAGAAATGTATGCAGAATATGGCGTAATAGGCGTTATGGTCATACTATTTTCTGGAATGCTTTATTGGTTTAGGGGTTTCTTTGACACGCTTATTAACAATAAAATGGAAGACCTTGAAACTGAAATAAAACAAGTTCGAGAAACAGTACAAGATGAAGTACAACAAAATAGAAAAATTGTAGTGAAGTTAATAGACCGCATTAATTCACATGAAAAGGTTCTGGATAATTCTTTTGATAGAATTGCAGATAGCGGTGAAAGAAGAACGGAAAAACTTATGTTTAAAATCGAAGAAAATGGCAGTGGAATTAACTGGTTAAAAGGAAAGTTGGATAACAAATGATAGGGCAAGATTCTATACGCGTGGTGTCGGCGAATTTAGTAGGCACTGGAATATTTTTAATTGACACGATACCGTATGTGTTACAGGTTGTAATTGGATTATTAACAATATGGTATTTAATACTTAAAATAAAAAATATAAGGAGTAAGTAATGGATATTAAAAAAATGCTAGTTGAACTGGCAGAATCTCAAGCTGATAAGGTTAAAGATGACATGATGAGTCAATTGAATTCCAAAGAAATGGAAGAGAAGATTGCCTCAGCTATTAATGCTAAAATAGACATTCCATTTGTATCGGAAGAAAAGGAACAGGTGTTTTTTGAAAAAGTCGTTGATGTTGTTACTGATCTGTTGCATGGTCTTTTTGAGGGGAAGTAGTTTGTTAAACGAACCCCAAGTAAAGGATTTGATTAAAAGGGTTATGGAGAGTATGGATTTATATTCTCCAGAAGCTCTAGATTTAGTCTATAAGACTGGAAAAGTAGAAAGTGGATACAAGTATCTACGCCAGATAAAAGGCCCCGCTAGAGGTCTTTTTCAATGCGAATCATGGGTAGCGGTAGATATATGTAAAAACTATTTAGCTTATAGAAAAAAGCTAATGAAAAGGGTTGCGGAAGCTACCAATGTTAAGCTGTCTTATTTTGTAGACCCAAAAGAAGAAGATTGGGATTTTATATTAGAAACTAATATAGCCGCTCAGATAGCTATGTGTCGCTTACATTATAGAAGAATACCTAAACCTTTACCATCTAGCGTTGAAGGGCAGGCTAATTATTGGAAGAAGTATTATAACAGTATGGCAGGACGCGGTACTGTTGAGGATTTCTTAGTGAGGTCAGCCTAGTGCCAAAGCAAATGTATACATTAAATAACTTTTCAGGTGGTGTTAATAATTTACAAGACCCACGCGACTTAGCTGACAATCAGTTAGTGGTGGCTCAGAATGTAATGTTAGACCATAATGGAATGATACGTAGTCGTGGTTCCTTTGCAACACATGGTGATGCTGGTGACCAGACAGAAGGTTCTATAGAAAAAGGCTATGGTTTTAAATCATTTGAAATAGATTATGCAGTTGGAGTTACAACTTCTGGAGCTCGAACAGATATTGCTTTCAATTCGGCTAGTGCTGGTAGTCATTATGTATGGGCTTCTGGAGTTGATTTAAGAGACACCTTTCCAGTTGGTTCTGAAATATTTATTTCTGGAAGTACAAGTAATGATGGTTTTCACACTATTAAAGCTCATGGGCCCGGTGCAGGTAAATATTTAATTACTGGCGATACAATGACAGGAGAAGCCGCTGGAGATACAGTAACTATTACTGCCCATAAGCTAGGAGAATCTTTATTTTTATATGGAGATGCTGGAGAATCTAGCGTTAGTCATTATTTAAAATCTTCTGATGCTACCACACATGAAGTAGCTACTTTATTTAGTGGTTCAATACCTGTAGCTCCTGCAAGAATAATGTATTATATAGTTGATAATGCAGTGAGAATATCTGATACCCGCATGAGAGATTCAGCTATAGGTATTAATAACAATAAAATACAATGGTGGGGTTTTGTAAAAAGAACACATTTTAGTGGAAGTACTGGAGAAAATAATTATTTAGGTTTTTATGCTAACGATAATACATTAGCTCCCCCTACAGAAGCTGTTGTTGGAAGTGGTTATTTATCTTCTGCTGGTGCAGGTTTCAATATTAATACTACAATGGCTTCTGATGGAGTAAGTACTTGGGTTGCAGACACATATCAAATAGCTATTAGTTTTATATATGATGATAATCAAGAATCGTTATTGTATGTACCTTCATCATCTAATACGTTTGCAGTCACAGCAGGGCAAAAAGTCCAAGTAAAAATAAGAGCGGAAGGGCCTTACGATGAAAGAATTAGTGGTGGTAGAGCTTATTGTAGACCAGATGGTTCCGATGAGCCTTGGGTGTTATTAGCCGATATAAGTTTAAAGGAGGGTGTAAGAACAAGCCTAGTCTCTGACTTTGAAAATTCTTGGACTGTAGATACAGCTCCTAATCATTATAGCGGTAATGTTGATTCGCTATCTCAAAATTTAGATACATATGAATCAATTAATGGGTATTCAAGTTCTGTTGATAGTAATAGCATTGGAGCTATAGGTGAAGGATGGGGTAGTGCAGTTGTATGTAATAGGAGAACTTTTATAGCTAATGTTAAAATAATACCTCAAGGAAGCGACCAACCTGCTACTTTTGGTGATAGAATAATGTATAGTATGCCTAATAGATTTGATACATTTCCTTCAACTAACTATATTGATGTAGTTCGCGGAGACAATGAAACATATGTGCAATTAATGGAGTTTGCTGATCGAATATTAGCTTTTAAACAAAAATCTGTACAAATAATAAATGTATCATCTCCTTCAGATACTAGTTGGTTCTTAGAAGAAAATGTAAAACATAATGGCTTAGCTCATCCAGCCGCTGTATTTAGAACTGATTTTGGTATATGCTGGGTAAATAGCAATGGTTGTTATCAATATGATGGAAGTAGAATAAGAAATTTAATAGAAGGTAAAATATTAGAAAATGGTACCACTGTTGAAGTTAAATCTCTAAATGCTGGCTCTCCTTCTTGGGAAAACTTTATTACAGATGATTCTGTTATAGGTTATGATAAAATTAGAAAACAGTTGATAGTTATGAGAGATTCGTCTGGAGAATTTGATGGCGGTTCTAATAGTGGAGATGGTTATATATATGATTTTAAATTTAAAAGCTGGGTATTTGCTACTGATTTACTTACAGATTCAACAAGTACATTAAAATATCAATATAGTAATTTTGATATAGACTACAATGGTGATTTATGTATATTAGAGCATAATCCGGCAACAGCTAGTGCTTTAAACGATGGTGATGGAATTGATGATGATGATACGGCAGTTGTGGTTGATGATGGCTCTGCATATGATGTTGGAGATATAGCTCACATAGGTTCAGAACAAATAAAAGTTTTATCCATTAGTAGTAATACATTAACAGTTAGAAGAGGTTGGAATGGAACAACTGCGGATGACCATGCTGATGATATTACTTTATATATGCATAAATATTTAGTTAAAAAGTATTCTGGTATTACGTTGTATAATGGAGGTGCAGGTACGTTTTTAGTAAAAACAAAAGATATAGATTTTGGGCAACCCGGTAGATTAAAAAAGATATACGCTGTATATATAACATATAAAAGCGATAATTCTCAAACAACGCCAATATCATATGAAATAGATGGTACTACAAATTCCTATACAAATTTAACTGGTAATTTTGTGGCTACAAGTAATCAATGGGATGTATTAAAAGCATACCCGGGAAGTCCGTTTACCTGTCAAAGTTTACAATTAAAAATTACTAATTCAGCTTCTGCTGGTACTTCATCTGGCATACAGATAAATGATATAACTATTGAATATAGAGTATTACATACAAGAGTATCATAATGGATAGAGATATAAGAAGACTACAAAATATAAAAGAAGCGAGTGTTGCTTCTGGCGATACAAAAGGTGTGGCTAGTCATGCTCCTTCTTCTCAAAGTATGAAAGAGGGGGAACAGGTATTTGCTCAAGAAGGTAATAAACCTTTAGCATTATATAAAAAGAACAAAGGCTCTTTGTGGAAAGTTGGATTATCTAATGACGGCAATCAATATATTGAAAGAGATTTAAATATAAATGGTAATTTAATAATTGGCAAAAATAGAGAAGAAAAACATCAGCCTTCTTTTTTAGCTTATAACAGTTCTAGTGATGCTAATGTGTCTACGGGATCATATGCAGATGTTGAATTTGACAGTGAGGTGTTTGATGTTGGTGATAACTTTGCTAGTAATATTTTTACAGCGCCCGTTACTGGTAAATATTTTTTACATACAAGTGTAGGTTTACTTACAATAGATACAGCGGCTACTTACTATGCTATACAATTAGTTACATCTAACAGGAACTATCATTCAGTGCTTGACCCAAATTTTGCGTCTGATACTGCGGCTGGAAATCCCAGTCATTTGTTTCAAATAACATGTGTAGCTGATATGGAGGCGGAAGATACCGCTAAAGTACAACTGATACAAAGTGGGGGAACGGCTCAAACTGATATAATGGGGGGCGGTAGTAGTGATATGTACACTTGGTTTAATGGATATTTATTAGGATAAAGGAAAAATTATGGCATATAAAAGTTTAATAGATTATTACGGTGGCGGAATGGTGAAACCATCAAAAGGTTATGCGCTAGGCGGTCTTGTGGCGGGAGCTAGAAGACAGAGAGATTATTCTGGTGAACTGAGAAATATACAGAAACTTGCAGAACAATCAGCCGCTAGAAAAGCTAAAGCACAACGTAAAGGCGGTTTGTTGAAAACGGCTTTGGGTTTTGGTGGAACGTTATTAGGCGGCCCAATGGGCTCCGCTATAGGCTCTGCTTTAGGTCAACATATAGGAGAAAAGTCTTATACGAGTACTGATTTTGGTGGTGGTAAGTATGCTCAAGATGTTCGCGGTATGCTTGGTAAGCAAGAGAAGGCATATGAAGATCAAGGTTTAGCAAGGGTTGGTTTAGCTGGTCTTTCTGGATATGGGGCTGGAAAAGCTGGTGGAATGTTTGGTAAGGCGGCTGGTGGAATAAAAGGTTTTGGTAGTGACGTTGGTATGATAAAAGAAGCTATGAAAGGTGAGGGTGGAGCTTCATTTTTAGAGGCCGCTAAGGGCGTTGGTTGGGATATACCATCAGTATTTGGAGGAGAAGCTTCAGAAGTAGGTAAGTCCTTAATGGCGGCTACAGCACCAAAGGTTGCTTCGGCGGCACAAGCCGCACCTACTATTGGTAAAAAGATTGTAACGAGTGTTACTGATAAAGCCGCTTCGGAAGAACCAGTTGGAGTACCATATTTTGGAGGAGATCGGAATGTTGTAACAGAAGAATCTGTTCCAATGTCAAACATATATCAGCCAGCTGGATACCCACATCATAATGTTGGTGATATAGTTGAGGAATCTGCCTATCAAGGGCCACCAAGTCCTTCAGGTTTTATGGCGGCAGTACCACCATACGAAACAATGGAGGGTTCAGAATATTTACCAGCAGGAATACCAGATCAACCACAAATAGCTGGTGGTGCAGGTGGTGGCGGATATTTTGATAATTTATTTGGTGGTAGATCGTTTGGAGATATAATGGGTCAAGGTGCTAGTAACATGCTTCAAGGTTTATACACAACAGGTTCTCTTTTAGGTGGAGCCTCTAATCCATATAATAAAAAAGGTGGTGGATTAATAGAAGGGTTGATGCCTAGAGGATATCAAAGTGGAGGTCAAGTTGGTTATGGAACTGCTACAAGCCCAGAAGAAGCATTAAGACAAATGGGTATGGGAGACGTTGCTGATGATCCGCGATTGGGAAAATATATGGAAGATTTACCACAGTTTACTATGGGATATAAACAACAATTAGGAGATATAACATCTGGTGCTCGCTCTAGTTTAATGGATATCTCACAACAAGGTAGGATGCAACAGGCTGGTAGTGGATTTGCAGGTGGTGGAGCTGGTGCAATGGGGCAATCAAGGGCGAGAGAAGGTTTACAAAGACAATTTGGAACACAAAAAAGAGGTTTAGTCGAAGGATATCAAGCTGATTTATTAAGCGCTATTGCCGATATAGAGGGTAAGGGTGGTTTTGAATTTGGCAATGATACCACGAGAGCTGAGTGGCAACAAAATGCACCAGTTAATGATGCGGGTTGGAACCCACCATCAGGCACAGAAGGTGCAACGTACAATTACAATGGTGCAAACTGGGTTTTCAGCGGAGGTAGCTGGATAACAGAAGAAGAACAAGAACAAGAAGCATTGTATGCACAGCAATCAGACTCGGATTACGGGCCATAAAGGAGAATAAAATGCCAAGTGAATATGATATATATAGAGCCTACGCAGGAATGAACAGATCAAAGTCGGGATTTGATACATTCATGGAGGGCTTGAAAGAAATACAAGCAGGAGCAAGAGCTGATAGACAATTAGATATTCAGGAAAGAGGTCAAGAACGTCAAGATCAAACATTGAAATTTAATCAAGATCAGATTATTGAAAATAGAGCCAGACAAAAAGAAACGGATAAAATGGATGAGATGAAAATGTTGTTAGGTATAGTAGATAAACCCTATCAACAATCTCAAATTTTATCAAAGTATGGCTATTCCGATCTAGCAAAAACAAAAATGGATGAGTATGAACGTGGTGTAGATTTAGAATCGGTATACAGTCAGTCTTGGGAGGGCTCTCCCACCGATCAATTAGGGGTTATTGGTGAATATTTAGCAAATGCAAACCCGACAGATAAGTTTTATCAAGATGCAAAATCACGTAGAGGTGATTTATTAGAAGAGATAAAAACCACTGATAAAGAAATATTAGCTGATATAGAATTTGGTGGGCAATATCAAAATGCTTTTAACTTATTAACAAGTCCCGCTTCTAATGCGAAAGAAAGGCAAGCAGGTAAAGATGAGTTAATACGACTGGAAGATGCGTTTAGCAAAAAAACTGGCGAATCTTATGAGAAGGCCACTCAGAGAAAATCTATATTACCTAAAGAAGCTGAAGACTTAAATGAATCAAATGCAACTTCTATACTTGAGGGCGGTACAGATGATAGATTATTTAGAGGGTATGATGATTTTGACATAACTGAGATGTCTGAAGATGAATGGGCTCAACTGGGAGATAAGAAAACGGTTCAAGATAAGGTAGAAGATAAAGTTACGACTGTAGATAAATCAAAAGAACCTGATACTAAAGTAGTATCCGCAGGTATGAGTCGTGTAAAACCCGAAGATGTTGGTACACAATTTAGTGGATTCCTTGCTGGTTTGAGTGTCGGAGGTCTGAGTAAAGGAGCTCAAAAACTAGTAGGCTCTAAAAAATATGATATATCTAAAATTGGAGATTTAAGCAAAAGACAGAGAATAAATATGGTAAGTAATATTTTAGGAAGAAAAGTATCACCAACTGAAGAAACTAGATTATTTACAGAGATAAGAAACTCTGGAATTGGAAAAGATATAAAGTCCGGTATAAAATTAGCATCTAAATATAGATTATAATATTAAATGCCAGACACGAGAACACCAGAATCTACTAAAGATTTTTTACAGATATTAAGCGAATCTAATAACGAATCTTTTTTTGATGAAAAGCTATATGGTTTTATACCCGGTGGTTGGCTACCAGACTGGGTAAAGCAAGGGTATAATCAAAGTATAGAGGGGATGGCTCGCGAAGTTTTACGCGGTAAGTCTGTGTTTAATGTAGATCAAGAATACGATCCTAATATGTTAGAGGACATTGGTGCCACTGTAATGAGCTTCTTAACACCTACAGATGTTGGGGCGATGTTCTTAGGTGGTGGGGTAGGTGGTCTAGCTGTAAAAAAAATGGCTACAAAAAAACTTGTACAAGCTGGAATAAGCGACAAGGTGGCAAATGTTGCAGTTGGTACTGGTTTTAAACGCATTCAAAATCATAAAGAAAGAGCGGCGAAACTTGCTGTTAAATTTAATCGTGGTAAAATTATGGAACAAGCTGGTGCTAAAGCGGTTACTGGAGCTTCTGGTTTAGGTTTTTATTCTGGATTGCAATCTATGTTAGGTCAGGAAATAACAAACGATGATGTAAACTTAGTGCAAACAGTAAAAGATGCCGCTATTGGTGCTACGTTAGGTGCGGCTACTGGAGGGTTAGGAACAAAAGCTGGGCAACTTGCGAAGGCAAGAGGGTTAGGTGAAAAGAAATTTACACTTCCATTAGGCGGTGAAGTAACTGGCGTTAAAGCTGTAGAAAAAGGTACGGAGGTAGGTATCTTTGGCACTGGTGGCCCACTATTAGAAGGAGAGTTACCATCCGCTGAATCGTACATCCATGCCGCTGGAGTTATAGGTGGGCTTGCGGCTAACAGAGCCATATCAAAAAGAATAATACAACCACCAAAAAAGTTTTTAGAAGGAGAGCTTCAGAAACATAAGTTAAATACTTTTGCAACTGCGAAAGCAGAACAAAGCGCTAAAATGCAACGGAAGGAAGAAACGTGGGTAAACAGAGAAGGTAAAGAAGTAAAAATATTAACAGACTGGTATAACGAATATAGAAACCAAGAAATTTTAAAAATAAAAAATGTAAAAACTGGAGAGACAGAAAAAATACCAAAAGCAGAATTCTTTTCTAAGGGCGGTAATTGGAGGAGAAAGAAGGATACGTTAGGTCGCGATGTATTAGCTGGATTGCAAAAAAGGTCTTTTGATTACAAGAGAAAAGGCGGAATAGCGGACTTAGAATTTAAAAACATGGTTGACAGAGCAGAGTTTGGAGATAGTGGTAAGACTTTTGGTAAAGCGAGAAAGTATAAAGGAAAACAAAAGGGAAGAGAGTTTCACACAGACTACGAAAAATTATCTTATGAAGGTAAACAGAGACTGTTAAATGATTTAGAGGTGAGAAAAGATTTAAAAAGAGATTTAAAAAACTGGGAATCTTTAGGGTTTAAAATTCCAAACGCTTCTTATCAATCGGTACTACAAGAACACTTACCCTCTGTCTATAATATGATTAATGGGTTAAAACCAAAATGGATGAGGATAACAGACAATCCTTTATCTCGAGCTGTTGTTAAAAAATTCTACGATCTAGATGCTAGGCAATCACAATTAAATCGTTCTCAATTTTATTTATTAAACAAATTAGCATATTATACTAAAGATGGTAAAACTATAAAAGGCTTATCCAACTTAAATGAAAAACAAGCTACAGAGCTTGGTGCAGATTTACGTAGTTCTGATCCAGTTGCCAGATCAAGGTCTAGAAACTATAAACGTATGTTAAATGCACAGTATAAAATAGCTGAAAAAGCAGGCATTCCATTAGCGGAAAAACTAGAAGATTATTTTCCCAGATTCCTTAATAAAAAAATTGCCAATATTTTACGCAAAGATATAAGTAAAATAGTAGAAAACGATAAAGATTTAAATATGTTTGGTTCGAAGCTTGCTGATAATACAGCTGTGGCAAGTAAAATTCTTGCCGCTAAAAAAGCTGGTGATTTTTCACCAGAAACAATGAAAGCTTTAGACGGTATAGTAAAACAATTTGAAGCAAAAGATTTAGCAAATGAAAAAAGAGCATATGCAAAAGCGTTTCAAATAATGCGTGATGAGGTATTTGGTGAATATATATCTGTAAATCATAATTTAGAGGTAAAAAGAAAGAAACACAGTTTACCAGATGAGCTTTTTGAAACAGATGCAAGATATGTATTACCTAATTATGCTAGCCAACTTTCTAAAAGGGCGGCTTACGTTGAAATAGCTGGGAAAAAAGGAGATAAAGTATATAAAGATATAAAAGCTTTAGAGCATAAAGACGTTAAAATGTATGAAGAAGCAGAGTTATTGCGGAAAGCATTTGATGCATATACAGGAAAAATAGAATTAGATAAAGCTTATAACTGGAAACCTAAATCTCAAAAGCTTTTAAATGATATGGTAAATTTTCAAGTTGCTACAAAGATTGGTTTGGGTTTTGCTACCATACCAAATATAACACAGGTGTTTATTTCTAGCACTCTTCGCGCTGGGTATGCTCCATTTATAAGAGGTTCTTATAATTATTTAACCAGTAAAAAATATAGAAACCAAATGGAAAAACATGTTGGTGCAGGTTCACTAGAATTACATCAAATGTTATCAGACTTTCACGCGGCAGATACAAGTTGGTGGGGTAAGAGAGCAGATCAGTTCACCACATATTCAGGATTTAAACATATTAACAGGGCAAATATGCTTGTATCTGCATATACAGGATATGAAGCGGCGTTACGATGGCAGAAGATTGCGAAGACATCTAAGTATAAAGCAAGAAGGAATTGGGCTAAGGAAAATTTAAAAGATATGGGAGTGACAGATATAAATCAAAAACTAAATCAAAAAGTAATGTCGCGAGCAATGTATGAGTTTGCTAGAGATACACAGCTACAGAAAAATGTTATGAGAGAACCAGATTTTGCTAATGACCCTAGATTTAGACCATTCTTCTTATTTAAACGATTTGGGTATAGGCAATTTGAATATCTTACTAGAGAATTAAATAAAGAAGTGAAACGTGGAAATGCGGCTATTATATTAAGACTTGCCGCAGGCGGTATGGCTGGCGGTATGTTTGTAAATGCGGCGAAAAGATTTTTACAGGATTTGATATCAGGTGAAGATATATTTGATGAACAATATAAAGTGGGTGAAGATGAATTTGGTTTTAATGATATATTAGATAATTTTGGTGCGGTAGGTGCTTTTGGTTTAGTAACAGATATTGTAGCATCGGAAAGTAAGTGGAGAGCATTAGAGTTTGCGGCTAAACCAGCTGTTGTACAGGATGCTATGAAAGCATATACAACTATGCAAAAACTAGTGGAGGACACAGAAGATTTTGGTCTAGGGTTTCACACTATGCAACGATCTCTAAAAAACATTGCTCCTATATTTGGTACAGTACCAAGAAGAGCGGCTCAGAGATTACAAACTAAAGGTCAACGAGAATCTTATGTTAAATATAGATACAGTAAGATACACCCTAGAATATTAGACTATATGATTGATGGCAATGATAGGATGGCAAGAAGATTGATACGAGAGTGGAATAGATCATTCCCCGAAAGACCTATTATGTATGATGATATTGGCCCGAAGGCGATTAATCGTAGATTAGAAAATAAATATGAAAAGGAAATAAATCCTTAAATAAAAAGGGGCGAGTTTCCCCGCCCCCATTATCGGTCAACTATCGGTAATCTCTTACAATCTCATCAACATTGAACATTACAGAATTTGGAAAACAAAAAGTCCCCGCCAAGTCTGAATAATCATTTAATGATTTCCAATAATCCCAATACCCTTCTTTCATTTCAATCATATCTTCTACTAAATCATCTAGCTTCCAAAAGTCCCTACTGTTGTATGTATGATTAGCGAGATCACCATCCTCAGCGATTTCATATAGTTGATATTCCATAATATATCCACGCCTTTGGACGTCATGTTTGTTTAAGGTATCAGCTATATATTTACGTATTATTTTTTTAAGCTGTGTTTTACTCATTTTTAACCTCCTTTCATTTTTTTGTTTCATACTACTTATACTAGTAGAACAAAAAAAAGTTCCAAAAAAGTTTTTTGTCGTCAGAAACTGCGGAGTTCAGAAATTGGTAGATTGTAGCAATCGGCACGCACTCTGAAATTATTACTTGGGTCTATTTCACCTTTAACCATAAAGGTAGCTCTATTTAAATATTCATCTTTGTCCATCCATCCCAGTATCCACCCTTTAGACATATCATTTAATACACGGACAAATACATATTCATCACAGAGCTGGTGTGTATTATAATTAGCAATGGAACATTCATAGAATGGTTTAGGTTTTACTTTAGTTCTTTTTGTTTTAACATCGGCTTTCACATTATCTTTATATATAATATCATAATCATATGTATCGCACATAGTACCGCCGACTGTATCTAGTACAATTAATTCTCCAACAAAGCCAGCTAAGTTGCCAGCACCTTTTGTAATACTGTTTTTAATGGCACCCATCTCTATAGCGCGTTGTTCCGCTTGATATATTTGATCATCTGTTATATACACCTCAATCATTAAATAATTTTAGTAATGGGTTTTTATTAGCGGGTACTGCTATTGTAAACAGTGTAATATTATAATCAAGAAAAGTTAGTATATCCATTATCCTATCTAACATATAATCTATAAATGGTATATCTAAAATAAATTCCATTATTTTAATATTAGTGTTTCGTATTCTGTTTTTTTCATTTTAGCATATTTACTTTTTTCATGCTTTGTCATTTTAGCCCAACACTTTGGAAGTGGTTCAACTCTGGTATCATAACCAGTAGCCAACCCGCAAAATAATTTATCTTCATCATCTTTTTCCTGTAATCTAGGGTTCCATTTAGATTTTCCACAGAAAGCACACATTGCATCAATTTTTGGACAATGTAAAATAAAAACCCCCTCTAGAATCTTGTTCAAAGCTCTAAAAGGGGTTTTTTGGTATAACTGTCCATTAAACAACTATCGCTTGTTATTAGGGCGATTAGGTGTCCTATTTAAGGTTAGGCTTAAAATGGGTCTGATTCAGACTGTTTAGGTTTATTTGACTGGAATTTATCCTGTGGATCAGTCCATTTAACAAAAAGCATAGCTTTGCCTTTTTTTGTTTCACGTTTCCACAAAGCGAAATCCTTTAAGTCTCCGCCAACTTTACCTTTTCCAGTATAGTCTGGTTTATTATCACCATCTTCTTTGTAATCGTTCTGGAACATGCTAGCTGTTCCTTCTTCGTGTTCGTAAGCCATTTACTTACTCCTTTTCTTTTTTTCAATTATATGATGATTCACTTATTGACCCTTTAGAACCAACCAAGCGGGTAAATAACTTATAGGAATCATCATAATGTTTTCTTTACTAATGACAGTAACAATAAATATTGTTCGAGCGGTACAACCATAAATGGTTCATCCCTGTCGCCTCTTATTACTACACCGCTTTCTTGCTTTTCTGGTTTTACCCAGATAGCAATACTTTTACGACGCTTACACCCATAGTATTTACCTTCAATCTCTACGTCACCCTTTTCATGTTGGGCGCCACCGCGATCTCGGTTATAGGCACTAAGTTTATAATCTTTTGCGGATCGTACAACTTGACGTTGCAATTCAGCACCGCGTTGACGATTTCGCCTACCCCTCTTTACGTTCTTTGGATTCTTTTTCATTGTAGTCGTTCCTAATACGTTAATTAAAATCTAATAAACAGAAATTTAAATAGTCCCGCAGGGTCACCATCTGTTGTTTGTTCACAGGGAATAATTCCAAGCTGTTTAAGGTTTCCATATTACCATCCTTTGTATCTATCCATATTACACCTTGAACCCAGCTAATATTAATGACAGACACTGGAAGCGGCTTAGTTTTAAACTTATCTTCTGTAATTATTATTCCCATGTCATCTGCTGAGATCGATACTTCTTTCCCGGAATGAGCCGTGTCCTTCATATTGTCTAAATATGTTTTTGCCTTACTCATTATTGTCTTCTGCTTTTTCTTTTTCATTCTTTGCTTCTTCTATCTTTTTTTCAAAGTGAGTAAGAAATTCTTCTACCTCATCTTTCATTACTAAGTATTCTTCAAAGTATCGTTGACTTGCTTTTATATTTTTATCTAAATACATCAATCCATTCCATATGTTTTCCATATCGCCAGCAAGTTGTTTTATGGTAGGTTTCTTTCTTTGTTTTGTTGCAGATGGTTTCTTCATGATATAGTCTCTTTTTCTTTTTCTATGCTTTCTTTTATAAAAATTAAATCTCTTATCAACTTAGAAAAAGGTTTTTTCCATTTAGGGTTTATTCTTGGGATGTTTAATTTTTCTGTATTATATAAAGCGGTTAACAATAAATCAATTTCTGATTCACTAAATTTTATTAATGCTCGCCCTAACATTTTCTGTTTTTCCATTAGAATGGTACCTCACTTATTAATTCCACAACTCTAGCAACTGGATAATATACCTCATCATTTTTTTCATTTGTAAAGCTTTTATTCCATGCCATAATCTTTACTTTTTTACCATAAAGATCATCACTCTTAAGGTAGGGTAATTCAATACGACCATCTTTTTCTTTGGTCATATTCATCAACTGCATAAACTTAGCAATCCCCCAATTCTTATTCGGCTTATAGTCATAACCATCAACCTGTTTATATCTAAAGATTCCATTATCGGTTACTTCTGTATCCTTATAATCTCCAGACGTTACCCTATAAACAGGTTTAAATACATCAGCTATAAATGATCCACATTTTATATCGGTAACGGTAGTCATATCTATTATTATTGCTCTATAGTTTCCAGACGGTAGTTTTTCTTTACCCGAGTTACCAATAAGGTCAAAGTAGGCTGTAGAGTCAGACAATTAATAATCCTTTCCAATAAGAACTTTTGTGTTCATCTGTTTTTTTAATTCCTTCATTCTTAATATCTCTCCCGCAAGATATACGCACATATCTAATGCTTCTTCGAGAGCCTCATGAAGAAAATCTCTTTCGTCTTCTTTTGGTATTATATCTGGGTATGTTTCCTTACCCTTCTCAATCCTTTCCGCTACCAGTTCTACTATTTCTTTGTTCACTACTTACGACCCCTGCTAAAAAAACTATCTAGTAAGCTATCTACTTTATCTTTCTTTTCTTCTTTTTCTATTCGCCTTACTTCGGGTTTCTTTACAGGTTTCGCTTTGGGTGGTGCTTTAGGTATTGTCACCTTTGTCTGTCTAGGTTCTTCTTCTTCAACCTTTTTTACTGCCTTCTTTTTAGGTGCAGGTTTCTTTTTTGCTACCTTTTTTACAGGTTTAGGCTCTTCCTCTTCTTCTTCTTCAACTTCTTCTTCTTCAACTTCTTCTTCGACCTCTTCCACTACTTCTTCTTCTTCATGTTCATCTTCAACTGGCTCTTCTACTTCTTCTACTACTGGTATATTACCAACTTCATTTGTAATGACAGCAATTGCAAGTATACGAACCTTTTCTTCTAGCTCGTCAACCCTATAGGTTAACGCGTCTATTTTTTTATCATGTTCTAATGCTATTCCCATTGTTACTCCTTGTTATAGTTACTTTTTATTTCACGTATTTTATCTACAGATGCAGTAAGATTATCTTGTTTTATCTTACCGTCATCTAACGCATCCAAGACCTTATTTAAGTCTGAATCTTTTAAACCGCGAGCTTCTAAATGTATTACGGCACGCGTATGCTCTTCGGCGGTTATCTTTTTACCAGAATCACCAATTATTATAGCTCCACATTCTTCCTCAGACATCAACCGCACTGATATGCTTTCATCTTTTTCTTCATCGCCATTCATTACATAATCAACAAACACTTCTATTATCCCTTTCTCTGAGGGTTTTAGACTTATCTTTTCGTTATGTTTTAGCTTATGTTTGTATAACTCTAGCGCAAAAAAGTGTCTTACTTTTCCGCGATTTATGTTATCCCAATCGGGTTCACTATTTTGATTCATAGTTCAGTTCCTTTTTTATTTTTCTCTCTACCACTTATTCCACCACCGCAAGGTTCAAAGAATGAACAATACTTTGCATTGCATTCCCATTCCTCTACTGGTGATGTTCCGAAATCAACAGGTGGTGCTCCTTCTTCTATATAATCAGCTAACATATTCCAATATTGTTCAGCACTGTCTATATATTCTAAAGGTACTTCCACCTCTTTCATTCGAGAATTATTTTTATTATAAAATAGTAATGCCATACTATCTACATCTTGACCCATTTCTCTGAAATACAATCCATATGTTCCCATTTGATAACAGTAATTCTCCTTTGGTTTACCGCTACCATACTTACCAAACATACTCTTCCATGACCAGTCATTGCATGTTTTTATATCATACAATCTATTATCATCGATCATCATAAGGTCAATCCAACTACGAACATTTAATCTGGGAATCTCTATTTCCTTTTCAACATAAATAGCGGTACCATTTTTGCGGGCGAATTCCTGACAGGCGTATTGTATGTCCTCATGTACGAGGTCACCAAGACGAAATAAACGCATAGTACCGCTATCTTTTTCAGTGGGTTCTAACTTTTCTACACTTTGAAAGTAGTGTTTCCTCATGCATAATCCCGCACCAGATGCATGATACCAACTTTCCTTACCTTCATATCTTTTACCGAAATGCTTATCGCGTAAGTCTAATATGTAATTATCGTATAAGTCTGCTACATCAATCATTGTTTTCCGAACTGGTTGTGTTGAAATCCACTATCTGATCTATGTCTTTTAATGCAATTAAATTATTTAAATTATCTTTTGTAATTCGCTTGACATTATTATCTATAGCTTTTTGAATGGTGAACTCAACTAGTTTATAAATGAAATCGTTTATAGATTTTACTGTAGTTCTGCTAATTTGAATTCCATAATTATGGAACTCTTCTTGCACTTTACTCTTATTTAACATCGTCTCTCCAGTCAATTTTAATTTAAAGTGCGGGGTAGGAAACCAAAAAACCTACCCAACACTTGACCAATGTACAAGATGGTCTATGTTTTCTACAATATTTAGTTAGAAACTAACCCTTTATGTTCATTATTCCAATCTATTAATTTCTCCATCTCTTGATTTCGCAACTCCTGTACTATCTCAATAGACCTTAATAGACCTACCATCACCATTGTATTCTCCGCATAGGGATGGTTCTTTAGTTTTCTATTTTTATCTCGTATTTTCTGAACTTCTTTACGAAGATTCTTCAACACAACTTCTGCTTTTATATCCATTATTCCTCTCTACATAAAGATCACCACCGTCAAATAATTGTTCACACCTCGGACATTTCATGAACCAGTCCATCTTAACGGTGGATGACATTATCTCTTTATATTCTTCCCCATATGTTTTTAGATAGATAGGATCATCTTTACTGGTGGTACATGTTGGACAATAGTCTATGTACACATCAAGCTCCACTATCTCTTTTTTGTCGTTTAACATAATTCTTACTTAATAGCTCTCGATGTAGTTCTCGAGCTATTTCCCTTCTTGCTGACGGCGATGAAAGATTTCCACCTTCATACCTAGATAGAACTAAAATAATATCCACTTCTATCTCAGGAATATCTTCTTTTTGCTCTTCGTAATATACATCCATTGACATATTCAATTCCTCAAGTTTATGCGGGAGCATCCATATTATGACTTAAGGAGGTACTTCTATTACCGTTGTGGGTATAGAAAGTGTATAGTAGACACTCCCGCATGTTTATAACTCTTGGGGCATGAGTTCATACCCATCACATTTTTCAGAGTTCTCACACATTAATCCATATTCAACAATATCATCTTTGCCATACTCTTGCCACACTAATTGCTCTTCACAATTAGGGCATTGTTTTTCTGATACTTCTCCACCAATTACATAATTCATTTCTTCTTCTCCTGTACTCTGAATTTATCACCAACAGTTATTACTGTTACCCAAACCTCGTCATGGTAGTAGCATAAGTACATACCAAGTGGATATATAGTAATAAGACTAGCCATTAACATAAGTATAAAAATAATAAAACCATTATCATCCATATTATCTCTCCTCGTTTTTTTTATATAAAACAATCATATGAGCCTCGGGTTTTGCGTTAGGGTGGAGTCTAGAATCTCGCCCAAATCTCGGTTCTCTCCGAGAGGAGGCTCATATGCATAGGGAATGTGCGCGGTGTTTCTGCCAGTTCCGCACCAAGATGGACTCTGCATTGACATGGACTGCATCTCCATTCCCCAAAATTTAAAAGGACTCAGCATTGGTGTTAATTCACTATCTACTATAAGGATAAAAATGAATAAAACGAAAACATAGTAGATCGACCAAGTCCCTTTATTAATTCTTTTCATACTATTACAACGCTGATTCATTATAAATGTTCCCATTTATTTTATAATATTTGTTACGGTCATTAATGGTTTATGTTCACACCGACGACAAACCATGCGTGTATCTTTCCGCTCTGTCTTTGATGCAAAGCCACATTCTAGGCATTCCAGTTTAAACATTGTTATTTTACTTACCTGCTCTGCCTGTACATCGTCCTTATTTTTAAAATCCCAGTTCTTTAGACACATCTTCCAGTTCTTGATCTTTGACCTCCCGCGAAACCAACCCACCGATTCATAGTGAGCATAGAATAATTCTGCATTTGCTTTCGGGTCAACAATCTTCTTTTCTTTAAAATAATCCTCTACCATCTTAATATCTTTAGGTTTTGCTCTGTATTTCCTTAGATTCTTAGGTTTTTTACCAAAATACTCGGGTGCTACTTTATATAATTCATCCTCCTCATCTCCAGAACGAATGAACCAAGTAGTCCATTGCGATTCATCTATATCTGGAAAGCTAATCATATATGGATATTTAATTACCTTATGCATTTTATTTTTTATCCTTCTTTAATTGATCGCGACTCCATTCACACCACCATCCATTACCATTTTCAGCAAAAAACTTTGTTCTATCTTTTACATATTGGATGTCTCTGCATGGGTTATTACCACCCTTATATTTCCATTCTGTTTTATTTTGCCAATCGTATATTTTATAACGCTCCATCACTTTACCTCTTTTGTTTTTTTTATTTGCCTTCTTATCAGTTTGTATTTTTCCTGTAACGCCATCTTTTTATCTTTATTCTCTTCCCTTGTTTCTAGGTGCGAATACATTTCAATACCGTTTAAACTTTTTCTATTTATAAAATCAATAAATTCAGTTGCTCTCATTTGTGTCCTTTATTTTCATTAAAATGTCTCATCATATATTCATAAACGTCTAATGTTTTATTTGTATCTAGAGGGACTAATCTTCTTTTCTTTTTTTTAACTTTTCCGTACTCCACATTATAATAAGTACCATCCTTTATTTTCTGATGTATATTTCCTTTAGTCCTCATTATTAATTATATCTTCCAATATTTCATCTGCTTTTTGTAAGTATTCCCTTACCACTGCTAACATTTTTCTATCTAATGACCTGTCTGTATTAATAGCCAGTATCTTATCTGCTAATGATACCAATACATCTTTTTTATCTTTATTCATTTGCGAAATATAGTAGTAATTAAAAGATATAGTACAAATACTGCCACTGCTAGAAATAGCAATGATACAGAAAGAATCATTAGATTGCTTATCCAGTTAGCTATGGTAATCACGAGATTGCGTACTCCCTACCGTTCATTTTGATATACTTCAGAGTCTCTAGATTTACCATCCTGTATTCTCTTTTTTGCATATCAAATACCAGTACATAACTGTTGTCTAACTTATGGGCAAAGCTCTTTCTGTTGGTTGTTTTCCTTTTGGAATATACACCCAAACGAGCGACCATTGCGCGAAAAGACTTATCTTTCTTATAGAATCCGACGGAAAATATTCTTCCATTCGTATCCTTTATAAGTTCAATCGCTTTTGTTCTGTTTACTTTTATCATTATCTCTCTCCCTTTTTTTCTTTTTATAATGCTTCTCTACCTGCTCATCTTCATAATGTTTATCTGCATCATCCCAGTTGTTTAATTCTTTTAATTCTTGATAGTAATCCCCAGTTTTACTCATTATCTAGCACCTCCATTAAAAGCATCAACTGCATACATAATTGTATTTCTATCAATACTGTTATTACGTTCCAGTTCCTCATTTACATAACTAGCTATATATCTTGCTAATTCTATATCCATTTCTTCTCCTTCCATTAATTGTTCTGCTAAGTCTGTTACTCCGCTTAGACAGAATGGACAGAAAGCAACTGGTAGCATACCTAGATCGCCAGTGATACCACCTTCTCCATCTAAGTCGAAGTCACCTTCACATATACTACAAATTTCTTTCTGCTCTTTCATTTTATTCTCCTTTTACTTTTTTTATGTGGTTTTTGTATTTTTGAGCCTCTTTATGATTAGTAGCCCAAAATGTTGTTCCATCTTCTAGTTCATATTTATTCATACCCTTATAGAATTTGAAACCAGTATCTACCATTGATTTCTTTTTATTCTCTTTCATTTATTTCTCCTATATAGGGGGCGGAATAACCGCCCCCATTATGGTTTAACTATGCAACCTCATTTGGGTCTTCTAACCATTCAATCATTTCACTATATCTATTTCGTATTACGTGATCTGTATATACTTTCACCATCTTACCACTAAAGTCTGCTCTTTCGCATTCATCTTCACATAGACCTTGCATTTTTAACATTCTTTTTAACCACAGTATGACATCGTCTTTATTTTCAAAAACTACTTTATCATCTTTGTTTGTTTTTAGATTTATCATTTTATATCCTTTCTAAAATTTCAAGGTTTCAAGCGCCATGCTTGTAATGGTTTAATGTTTTCAAATCGAAAAAGTTCCATTACCGACGAGAAATTTATTTTTCATTTTTTTTCATTATCTGTTTTTTTTTCATTTGTTTAAGTCCTTCGTTAAAACCATTACCCATCAACCGATTATGCATCCTGCTTTGAAACATACGATTTAAATCTGATTTTACAGATCCCATTTTTAGTATATCACTGGCTATTTCTTTTGTTACGGCATCAAACACATTTCGTGTATTAACAGTAATGCACGTAAAACCATTTTTACTACTAACATTAACATCATCATCAGTCATTATTTCTATTGTATTATTATGATCCATGTTTACTCTCCTTATTTATTTTCTATTACTCTTCTTATTTTCTCTCTGACTTCGTCAAAATCAGTACAAGAACAGTATGTATTTGTATTTATTGATATTTTCTTACCTTCATCTTCCATCTGCTGAGATAATTCATAATTACATATATGAAATTCACTATCACGCAGTATTGCAATATCTTGCTCAATTTCCTCTAAGAATTCTTTTGTTACTTCTATCATTTTACTCTCCTATCTTAATGTTGGCATTACACCTTCTTTATTTGACATAAATAATGCACCACCATCGTTACCTTCATCATCTCTAGACGGATACACCCAAAATGTTTTGTTGCCCTTTTTTAGAAGTAAACAAACTGGTTGTTCATACCAACCCATTTCTTCAGTTTCTTTTTTGGACATATATTCCACGTTAACAATTTGTGCGCCTAATAATATATCTCTTCCTTTTTCGTTCCA